CTGATCCTTCTATTTTCGCTTGTTCCGAGCTCCGGAGAAACTCCGTTTCGACTCTCGGGCCCCGGCCCTCGTAATTTTGGGAAGAAATAAAATAATTTTCAGATCTTATTATATTCACTCTATGGTCGAAGTTATTATGAGTAGGGATAAAATTAACCTGGGTATCACGAAATCTGTATAAAGGAAATGGAACAGATTTCTCATAGTTATATTTATTTTTTCTAAAATCATAATTTATATATCTATTATTTTCTTTTATTCTATAGGGTCCTGTACCCGAAATATTCTGATCTCTTATATGAAATCTAGAATAATACTTTGAATTATCATTTATATCCATCTCATTATTATATTAAAAAATATTTTTTTATTTAAATAAAATATTTTTTTATTTCGTTTTTATTTAAATAATTATATAGATATATAAAATGAATTCTAAAACAAAAAAAGAATCTTTTATAACTTATAATCCTAATACAAACTCGTTTTTACTTTCTCCAAAACATTCTATTCATCAACGTTCTATTTTTGTAAATAATAATCTTAATAAAACATTAAAACCTCTTGCAGATGATAATAGAACTTCGTCTGAAAAATGTTCTAAATCTAATTTATGTAATCAAGGATCAAATTAGGGTCTAAGAACTGTTTTCTTTATACTACCACTCATTAATGGTTGATAACGTATATTTTGAGCTTTTGAAACTCTATCTTCATATTTTCCAAAGTTTGTTAATCTGTTTGTAAATTTTTCTTTAGATGCTATATTGTCTACTCCAGTTCTTGATAAGTCTTCGTTATATCCTAATGGATCTTGAACATTTGACTGCATTGAGTATAATGGAGTATTTCTATCCAATACAACATCTGGTTGTTTAACCTGTATAACTAATTGTGTATTACCAATATTTGGTTTAACTACACTATATGTATAATCTTTAAGTTTAACTTTTTCTCCGTTATTAGTATTAAGAGTAATAGGTTGTCCTTTAGCAGCAGCAATAGCAATATAGTTTTTATCTTTAATATTAGCAGTGACATCGATAGCGCTATTTGTTTTTGGATCAAAAATTGTAATAGTTGAAAAGTTTGTATTAAGTTCTTTAAGAAGTGTATCTTTAATTTTATTTTGATTGACATTTTGAGGTCTAAGAGATTCTTCACCATCTCCAATAAATTGTAAAGATGGAGTTGTATATAAAACTCCTGATTCTTTGTCAGCAATAATTTTATTCTTTACAGAATATTGATCAACAATTGGACCAAATTCCAACATTTGTGATAAAGTTGGTGTAGATTTAACAACTCCTGAAATCATATCTGGTCTTGTCATATTTCTAACCATATTTTTATCATAATTATCACCACCATTAAGTGCTGTCATATTAGACTTATTTGTAGCTACAGAATAATTTTGATGAATATGCGGTCTTGACAATGCTACAAGGGTTTCTACAGGATACATAGGAGGACGAACAACATCAACCTTAAATTGACTACCTGCTTGATTTTGATGAATACTAGTATTCTGACTACCAGCACCATGACCACCATAATCAATTTCAACCATATTATTAACACCACGAGCAAAGTACTGAATAGCATCGTTTATACGAGTTGGATCTCCACGAGGATTATCACTTTGAACCATGTACATAACATCAGCAACATTTACAGGTTCATATTTACGAGTAAAAATAGCCTTTGGAGGATCTTTATAGATATGAGGGACTTCGTAACCGACAGGAGAAACACCACCACGTTCTTTTTGAAAATATTGTATAGACATTTCTTTTTATATAATTATGGGAGAAAAAAAAAGTTTTAGAGGTTTTAAACTAAAAAGATTTAAAATAATATAGAATAAAATAAAAATGAGTAATCTAACAAAAATAGATATATTAAAAAAATTTAAGGATAGTTTAATTGATTTCGTAGAAGCTTTAATAGAACAATTTCCTAACGAAAGTGATTTTTATCTGCTACGTCTTGTTATAAATGACGCTCCTACAGAATCGACAATTTGTAATGTTGGAAGATCTATTGTTCCACATTCTGATATGATTATTTCAAGAAATGAAGATTTTTTTCTTGAAGAGTGTGGAAAAATATTACAGAATTCAGCAGGGGTAAATATAGAAAACTCTAAAATAGATCATTTTAAAAAAATATGGACATCTCCTATTTTAACAGATGAAGATAGAGAACAAATTTGGAGATGGTTTAAACTTTTCTTAAAACTTTCAAAAGAATATCAAAAATATAATCCTAGTTTTTCTTATCAAAAGTAAAATTTTTATACTTTATTAAAATAAGGAGGACCCAGGGTCCTCCATAAAAATTTAAAAATTATAATAATTTCTTGCTTCTTGTAAAGTTGGTTCATATTTATTCAAAGATCTATTTACTATATTATGTAATCTCCAACTACACTCAAATAATCTTTCGTTACTTCCTTTACAATAATCAATATTTATTAGAGCTAAATTACTTCTTAAATGATTTCTACATTTAGGACAAGGAAGTAAATATTGAAGACAACTCAATAGGGCCTTATAATTTTCAAAAGTTTCATTTATATTAAGAGTTGAATATAATGATGTTGTATGTATTATAAACCATAAAGCATTACCCCAATCATCTTTAGACATATTATCTGTATTATACATATTTTTAGTTTGATTAAAAGTAGGTATCTTTATATAATTTCCATATTTATTCATTGAAATATAAATATATGTTTGAAGTAAATAAACCCATTTAAACATCAAGTCTTCACTTTGAAGACAATGATCTAAAAAGATTGTATAAGAGTAATTATATTTTGGAGATTGTTCTAAAATATTTTTCAATTCAGGATATACAATAAAAAAATTTGTTAAACTAGAATCTTCTAATAAAGTATTCGCAATAGTTTCATCCATGTAAATATATGAAACCATAATATTCTTAACATTTATATCAGGAATAAGATTAACAAGAGTTGTAATAAAACATTTAAAAGATAAACTTAATTGTTTTCTATCAGCATAAAATCCGTCAGGATCTGGCCCTTGAAAAGTAGATGTATATGTTTGAGAAAGAATAAACAATGCTTTTAAATATTGAGGTAACCAATTATTAACACGAATAGTCATCTTTATATATTCTTAATAATATATAAAGAAATTTTTAATTTTAAAAGGGAAAAAAATATTTTTAATCCTTAAATTCTTCATTTTCAATAGTTTCAAAAAAATCTATCTCTCTTTCTATTTTTGGTTTTTCTTTATTATTAATATTATAAACTTCCATATTTTTTATTATTTCTGTATTTGTTGTTTCTCCTTTAAATGTAAAGTCTATTATCTTATATCTTAAATGAAACTTTTTACACATCAATATATCTTTTTCTTCTAACGGATTCCACTCTCCGTTTTTACCTTCTTTTGCTACAACATATTTTTCTTTAGCACTTTTTATAATTAATCCTGATTGTCCAAATACAAAGTTTCCAAAATTATTCTTCTTAATTACTAATTCTTCACTATTTATATCTTCTTGTTCTTTTAATGTTTCTTTTTTACTTAAGTTTTGATTAGTATTAATATGTTTAACACAATATTCAAATTCTTCATCTCCTATAGAGAAAACTTTTTTACCACATTCTTCGCCTTTTCTATTACCAGATTTAATGATAGATTTACAACCATTCATTACGATTTCTTTATTATTAATATTTTTTTTATTTTTAAAATCGTTTTTATTTAAACTGTTTTGTAAAATTCCAAATAAAATTTCTTCATCATCAGCAATTTTTTTATCTATAAGTTCACGAAAAAATCTCTCGCATATTTGTAAATACTCTTTTATACTGGAAGACATTTAAATAAAATAGTATAAATTATTTTTATTTAAGTCTTAAAAAAAATACAAAAAATCAATTTATTTTATTCTTTCTATTAGGTAAAAAAAATTTTTTTTCTATTATGATTATAAAATGACATCAATAAATGGAACAGACTCAAGTTATTATTCTATTGCTAATGACCATCTCTATCTTTATTTAAATAACGGAAACGGTGGTATGGTTGGTGATACAGACATGAATTATTGTAATTTTTATCAATTTGGTATAAGAGATGATAAAATGATTCTTGGAAAAGAATTTGACAGTGATTTACTAAACGCTAAATATATTAATTCTCTTAAAAATTATAAAGATAAATGTACTCAAAATTTAACTTTAAATAAACCTAATGTTCCAAAATCTTCTACTACTCCTACAATATATTCTATTCTTTCAGAAATGCCTTATGTTTCTGAAACTTTAAAAATTGTTGATGCAACTAACTATAAAAATATTTTAGATGATAAAGATAGAGAAATTACTTTTTTTGCTTTTGATAATGATAGTGTTGATGTTTTTAAAGAATGGATTAAAAATCATTATAATGAATCTCATTATGCTAAAGAATTTTTAAAAACAAATACTCTTCCTTTCTCTTTAAATCCTTATGCTCTTCATAATGAAAAATATCGTTTAACAACTATGTCCCCATCAAACTATGTTTATGCTGATGGTAGAAATAATAATCTTGTATTTTATGTATCAGGAAATGAACTACAAATGTTTAACTATCCTCGACAATATGTTATTATTAAAGTAAAAGGTTGGATTCAAGTAGGAAAATCTTGGCTTTATGTTTTAGAAGCACCAATATTGCCAGAAATTATAATTTAAATAAAAATATTATATTTTTTAAGATGAGCTTAATAAATATAAAACCATTTTCTAATTTTTACAATCCGGAGTTTATATACTCTAATATTTCTAATAGAAATGATTTTATAAATAATATAGAATTTAATCAAGATAATGTAAAAGAAGGAAAAAAACTTTTTAATAATATGAATACAGAATTTTTTAAACAATTTATTCAGAAAGGATTTTCTATAGGAGATGGAATAAAATATATTTTTTGTTTAGTTCCATATTCAGAGAAAGTTTCTTATGATTATTATGTTCAAAGTTTAAAAAAAATATTTTATTTTGGTTATAAAAATAATATTGAAATTATTTACTGTTTAGTCTGGATTACCGGACCCGAGTACCGGATTACTGGACCCGAGGACCAGATTACAACAAAAGATGACATAATTGAATCAGAATTTTCATCTAACTATTATGAACTAAAAAATTTTTTAAGCACAGAAGTAGTTTTAGAAAAAACATTTACTTTATCAACTCAAAATGATATAGAGAAGTATATTCAATTTTGTTCTATGTTTGATACTTATATATTAATAGATAATGATTTAATTTATTGGAGTTGGTATTTAAATCCAAATTGGTCTTGTTGTAAGATAGTAGCTCCTAATGAAATAAAAAATAAATTTCCAGAGAATGATTCAATTGAGTTTATAGAAGTTTAAAAAAAGATTATATATTTTTTAAATAAAATATATAATGATCATAGATATAATTGTAATTTTTACATTATGGGCTGTAAATTTAGAACTTAATTCTACTATAACAAATGTATGGTTAAGACCTGATATAAATGGAGAATTAAAATTTTGTCCTTTTAATTTAGTTTTACTATTAATAAAACCATTCCAAGAATTATGGATGTGGCAACCTATTTTTTGGGATATTAATTTTTATACATTTTTTATAATAGTTTATTTTTCTTATAATTATATAATTGAATTTTGGAAAATACATCAATGTTTAGATCAAAACTAAAATTACTTTTTATTTTTAGATTCGATATCTGATTCTTTTAACATTTTTAATAATTCTTCATCTGATAAATCTTCACTATTTGTTCCAGAAGTTTTATTCATTCCTAATCCCATTCCTCCTAAAAGAGAACCTAAATCAAGCATTGGATTTCCTGTTTTATTTCCTCCGCAGGCCGGAAAACTTTGTTTTCCTCCATTTGTCATTCCTCCCATTAATCCGCTAACCATATTCATAATTCCTCCCATATCTGGCATTCCATTATTTAGACCTTGAGATTGAGTATTATTTATTAATTCCTCAGGACTTGAAGCATTTAGAGTACTATTTAGCATATTAGGAATAAAGCCAGTTGGATCAACATCAGGAGAAATATCCTTTGATAAATCTTTTACCATACCTTGAACATTGCCTAATAATTTATTAATATTTAATTTACCAGAAGATAAATCTTTACTCATAGTATTTACAACATCTGTGAAAATTCCACTTTGTAGCAAATCCATTGTAGCAGTTAAAGGATTGTCATAATTTTTATCTCTAAAAGCTCCTTCTACTTTAGACATAAAACCGCTAATAAATTCAGATTCATTATCCTTATCATCTAAAGCTGCAATAGAAGTTCCTGTAAGAGATTCTTTGATTTCTTTATCTCCTGTAATCATATAAGAGATAAGTTGAAGATGTTTAAAAATAGTTTCACGAGTTTCTTTATCAGTTTCATTCATAAGTTGTTTAATGTTAATAAAAACTTTATCACTAAAAGTAATATTATCAAATACTAACTCTTTAATAGATTTAGAGATGACAAATTGTTTGTTAGAATTATAAAAATTTTCAAAAATATAATTATGTTTAGAAATAGCAGATTTATTAGCTACAGGAGTTTTTTTAAGAAGTTTATAATATAATCTAACATTATTATACTTATTGCCAAATGTATCATTTAATTCCTTGCCAAAAGCAAGAATTTTAGAAAATATTTTTAAAGACTTATCTTCACTCATTTTATAAATAAAACAATGTTTTCTTTAAAATAGTAAAGATAAATATTTTAAAAAAGAAATAAAATAAAGGTTAATATATTATTTTTTTCTATAAAATGGATTTATCTAAAGATTTATTCAATACCTCAGGTATTGGAATCAACACCTCAGGTCTAGTATTAGGACCTTCATTCCAAACTTTTGAAAAAGAAAAAATAACAAATCCTTTCTTTAAACAACCATCCAATAATAAAACAATTAATATAAATGAAACTAATAGAGTTAATAAAGAAGATTCAAATACTGATAATTTAATTGTAAATAGATCAAAAGAACTTATGGAAACTAAAGTTTTTTTAGTTATTCATAATTCACTTGAACAAAATAATATTCGCAGTATTATAAATTATATAAAGCATATTTTAAAAATAGAGAAAGAGTGTGAATCTTCCATTGATACTATTAAAGATTTTGATAATTCTATTTTCAAAGAAGATACTGTTTATATATTTGATTCATTGAATGAAAAGTTAGGTGTAAAAAATCAAGATATAACTGGAACAGAAATAACATCTTTAATGATGAAAGATATTTTTGAAAAAGTAGGAGGATTAATTTTTATAGCTAATAATATTAAAGAAGTTCCTAAATTTATATGCACTGTATCACAAGTTGTTTTTATTCAAAAAGATATAGAAGATATTCAAACAACATTGGCAGTTTCAGCAGGAATTAAATTTAAGGAGAATTCAATAGTAGATATTGATATGTTTTGTATAAATAAATTTAATTTATGGACTAAAATTTGTAATTTTAATAAAAAATAGTTTTAAAATTAATTAAATATTTAATTAATTTTAACATGAAGTTTGTGGATACAAAATTTATGAGACAACATAATAACATAAAGATAGAAGAAAGAATGTATTTAACTGCGAGACTTAGATCAAAATTTGAAGATAAAATTCCTATTATTGTAGAAAAACTTACTTTAGAAAGTCCTAATATATCAAAAAATAAATTTTTAGGAAATAAAGATGATCCTTTTTATTTTTTTCAAACAACAATAAGACAATATATTCCATCTCTTAATTCAAGTGAAGGATTATTTTTATTTGTAATTACAGAAACAACTCAAGAAATTCCTATAATGTCAAGACTTTTAAAAGAAATATATCAAAAATATAAACATGAAGATGGATTTTTATATATTGGTTATTGTATTGAAAATACATTTGGAGGAACTCTTTGAGTTCCGACATTCTTGTAATCCATCTTTTATCCTTTTCTCCATTTATGCTTACATGTTTTATTCATACAAGTTATAAATGTAGTCATAGGTTCATCAGCTCTTCTTAATTGTACATTATAAGATTGTGTAAGATTACAGTTACACTTTGGACAATGATACATTCCTTCAATAACTTCAACAGGAGATTTAAGCTTAATAACTTCTTTTTTAATATTTTCACGATATTCATCCCAAAATGGAGTATTAAAAGTTGAACCAGATCCTTGATTATAAGAATAGTTTATTTTTCCCCATAAATTATTTGTTTTAAAAAAAGTTTGAATTTCTTTGATAGAGTATATTGTTTTATAATAATAAATAAAACGTATTTTATCAAGAATTCTTTTTTTAATTTCAATTTTTTTATCTAATCCTGGTCCCTGGCCCGGTAATTCATCTTTAGCGGATCCTGACAATAGGAGATTGTCCGAGCGAAGCGATGGATTCTCCTTATTTTCACTAACTAAATTACTTACAGGATTATCTTTTATATTTAATCCGGGTCCCGGGCCCGGTAATTCTGATAATACACATTCAAGAATATTTTTATATAATATATCTACATTTTTTGGAGAAGATTCACCTTTTACAATAACATATTTTAACATATCTTCTTTTATCATTTTTTCAAAACTATTGTAATCTATATCTTTATATATATAATTATACAGATTAAATAAAACATCTGTCTGTTTTATATTATATTCTTTTTTTCTTTTTTGTTTTGATATAACTTGATCATCTTCTAATAATATTAAACCATCTGTTGTCATATCATCTTGATAATTATTTACAAATTCATCATATAATTCTATATCTTCAAAATCTTCACTATCATTTTGATTTTCTTCATCGCAAATTTCTTCGTCGCAAATTTCTTCATCACCATTTTCCTCCTCGCAATTTTCCTCATTTTCATTAGATTTATCTTTTTTATATTCTTCATCTTCATTCTCTTCATCTTCATTCTCTTCATCTTCTATATACTCTTCATCTTCTATGTATTCATCATCGGAAATTTCTATATCAGATTCTTCATCTTCTATATATTCATCCTCAGAGAGTTCTATATCAGATTCTTCATCTGAAGAAATATATTTTGAAATATTGGAACCTTGATTATAAATATTCTTTTTACTCATTTTTAATTTAAATAAAAATATATAAAAAAGTCAATTAATGATTGATAAATGACTTAAAAAATAGTTTTTATAAATAAAAATGAATCAAGATTTTGTAAAAATAACTAATACAATTCAACAATTGTATGCGAATCCTAATTATAAACCTATTCAATCTTTATTAGGATCCTTATTAAAAGAATTTTTAGTAAAAAATATTGATAATATTACTCAAATTATTAATCAAATTAAAACTCAAAAATTAGAAAACGTTGATTATAGATATCTTTATTATCTTTTTAATATTATTTATGATCCTATTATAGAAAACGGTTACAAGTCTATCTATACTTACAATATATCTAATATAAATAAAGCTATAACTCATTTTAATAATCCAAATAAAAAATTAAAAAAATCTATAATTATTTCAACTACTACTTGCAAAAGAACTGACCTTATTCAAAAAACAATTGATAGTTTCTTAGAATGCGCGCTTGATTATACCGAGTATGTTAGTGAATGGATTATTGTTGATGATAATTCTTCTGAATCTGATAGAAATTTAATGAAAGAAAAATATCCTTTTATTACATATATTTATAAAAATATTGAAAATAAAGGACATCCTAGAAGTATGAATATTATTCGCGATTATGTTATTACAAAGAATGCTGATTATGTTTTTAATCTAGAAGATGATTGGGAATTTTTTGTAAAAGATAATTATTTTCAAAAAATGGTTAATGTAATTGAACAAGATTCCTCTTTTGGTCAGTGTCTATTAAATATTAATTATTCTGAAGATACTAAATCAGGACAAAATTTGTGGGGAGCAGAAGAAAAATTTACATCTGAAGATCAAAGATATTTTATTCATAGACATTATCAAGGAAAAGAGTTAGAAAATATTACAAAATCTAGTAAATTTTCAAACTGTTTTTACTGGCCTCATTATTCTCTTAGAGTTGGTATTACTAAAACTAGTGTATTAAAAGAAGTAGGAGAATTTAATGAGAAAGCTCAACATTTTGAAATGGAATATGCATATAGATATATTTCTAAAAATTATCAAACAACATTTTTAGATGGAATATTTTGCTCTCATATTGGAAGAAGAACTTATGAAAGAAATTCTACAAAATTAAATGCCTATGATTTAAATAGTGAACAACAATTTGGAGAACCTCTTAAGAAAGTTGAAAATACTCAAAATTCAGTTTCTGATAATAAACAAATTAAAAATACTATTAAAGAAGATAATATATTACCTGGCCCTGGACCCGGATTACCTGGCCCTGGACCAGGATTATCTGATAATGAAGTAGGATTACAAAATAAAATTGTGAATGAAGTTATATGTTATGTAATTAATTTAGAGAGAAGATTTGATAGATTACAAAGTTTCTTTGAACAAAATAAAAATGAAAATATTCCTATTCAAATATTTAGCGCTTTTGATGGAAAATCTATGAATCCTTCTCATAAAATTCAAAAAGCTTTTAAATCTGGAGATTATAATTATAGAAGAGGAATTGTTGGATGTGCTATGAGTCATATATATTTATGGAAAAAATTCTTACAAGAACAAACACAATCTTATATGATTGTTCTTGAAGATGATGCTAAACTTACAAAAGATTTTAGAAATAAACTTATGTATCTTATAAACAAATATAAAAATCAATTTGAAATTATGTTTTTACATTATAATCCTTATCCTCAATATAATAATATAAATTTATATCTAAAAACAAAAATACCAATTGCTGAAGAATGGAGCGTTGAGCGTTCAATGAAAGAAAATATGGGAAGCACTGCTTGTTATATAATATCTAGAGATGGAGCAAGAAATATGTTAAAACATGTTGAAAAATATGGAATGTATAATGCTGTCGATTGGGTTATGTTTAAGAGTCCAATGGATAAGTCTATAAAACAAAGAATTATGTATTCAAATCCAATGCTTGTTGAAGCAAATTGTTTTCAAACAAGTAATGGTGCAGATACAGATGTTCAAAAAGATTTTTCATCTTTATCATTTAAAGATAAATTAGATTGGGATATCTATGAAATTAAAGATTTATCAAATATTCTATTAAAATCATCACTTGACAATGATAAGAAAGTTGTATTTATGGTTGAAGAAGATCTACAAAAAATAGATTATTATTATAATGATATATTAACACTTGTAGAAAATAAAGATAATATTGTTAAAAATCCAAGAAAATATTTACGTATTATGTTTTTAAATAAACCAAAACAAGGATATATTAAAGATTGTATTTGTCTTGTTCCTATTTATAAACGTTCTGAAAAAGAAGTTGAAAGTATAAAGAAAGGAATTTTAGAAATAATAAATAATTCAGCAGTTGAATATTATACAACAAATAATTTTATTTACACTATTCCTCAAATATATATAAATGAAGAGTTTCAAAAAAGTAAAGTATGGGGAGATGGATATCTTAACACAGTATCTCCTTTTTAAAAAAATATTAATTTTTAAGGAGGACGATGGATCCTCCATAAATAAAAAATTAATATTTTAAAAATCTTCAAATAAATTTTTAAGCATTTTAGGTTTCTCGCCTGGAGGATAAATAAAAAGAAATGTTCCGTGAAGAGCAATTTCAGTTTCCCATCCAAGGGTTTTTAATGATTCAATTACATAATTTAAAACATCAGGCATTCTACCAAATTCTTGAAGTTCAAATCCTCTATTTTTATTATTTACAAAATCAGAAGTTAGCATAAACTCATAAATTTTTTGTTTAAGACGACATATATCTCTATTTTGTTTATATTTTAAAAAATTTGTTATATTTTGTGGAGTTAATTTTGATGGAAAATCTTTCATCTTCCAAAATATTATATTAATATGTTATTTTTTTAAATATGTAGATTTAATTTTTCATTAACCTTTCTATCAACTAGCCAAGCATGTTCGTTACTTACTTTATATGTTAATTTAGGTGTTATATTCATTACTTTTTTATATTTATATACTTGTTGTAATAAATCTGAGTTTGGTCTTTGAGAAATTGTTTCATCTTTAGTCCAAAGTTCAATCCATTCATTTAATAAGTTATAACAATAAATTGAAGATGTATGTAATGTAATTTGAACAAATTTTTTGTATTTTTGTTCAGTATGATTTGATATCCATTTTAAAGATTCTATAATACCAGTTAATTCAATTCTTAATTCATTTGTATTTTCTTCTTTTGCATCTATAACTGTTTTATTCTCATTTATATCGACTACTAAAAAAGCCCAACTTCCGGTTTCAAAGGTTCCTGTTCCTTCACTGTTTACTTTTCCATTTACAAATATATTATATTTTAATTTTCTAATCTTTTTTTCTTCTTCTGTTGGTTTTGTTACAAAACTTAAACTCATTTCTTCAGGTCAGAAATAGAATATTTCCTTCTAACTTTATATATAATATTATGTATAAAGTTCTTTAAACTATTTATTAAAAATCAATTTATCGATTCATAAAACCAATAATTGGATTATTAGAAATATTTCCACCTGTTGCCTTAATTGCTGCCTCATACTTTGATAAAAACTCATTATTGTATGTTGGATGTTTAGCATCTAACTCCTCAATCTCTACCTTAACTTTATCAACAACTGCCTGAGCCTCCTTCATCTTCTTTTCAGCCTCGTCGATAACATATAAAGCATTTGCTTTCTTAACACGAATTTGAACATAATAATCCAAGTCATCATAAGACTTATCTTTTTCTTCTTCGTTGGAACGATCAAGAAGTTTGCGTTGTCTTTCTTCAATTTCTTTAATTTGTTTTTGTTCTTCCATTTCTTTTTGTCTTGTTGCATCCTTTACTGTATCATTTACAAGCTTACGAATATCAATCTCGCGTGTTGAACGTGTATAAATCTCATTACTATCCATCAAAGGAAAGTAGTTTCCAACAAAAGCATAATCAATCTCAGCAAAGTTATCAAAATCACGAATTAATCTTTCACTCCACTTATCAGCCTCTTGTTCAGTTGAAAAATTACCACGAAGTTTAATAACACCGTAACAACCATCATTATCAGGACAAGCGTTCTTAGAAGGAATAAAAGAAATTAAACCAAATTTTTGATGAGGAATTGCTGGATCTACATTAAAACGACGAACACGAGGGAATTCAAGCTTTGTAAATTCCTTGTGTTGAAGACGAGACATCTCTTCAGAAAGTTGAGATTCGGTTAAAGAAGAGCGAGAAGGATCAGGTGTAGGAAGATCTTTAATACATTGAGGAATATTAGTAGTTCCAGAATTATTAGCAATCTCTCTATCAGCTGCTCTAAAAGTTGATTCTGTGTTTTGATCCATTTCTTATTTATTTTAAGAAATGAATTATTTAAATCTTAATTTTTTTATGTGTTTAAAAAATATATAAAAAAATTTTTTTTCTCTATTTATATTAAATTATAATATAAAATGGGTAATACCTCATCAGCAAATACTCAATACTCGCAAACATACGCCGCAAAGAGTTACGAAGGCAGAGTTGTAGCTCTTGAAGATGAGAACGGAAAACAAACACAAGTTCTTCAAATTATTGCTGGAAATAATCTTCAAGCATTTATAGATGCCAATACAAATGAACCAATTGCTATTTTAGATAATTTAACTAACAGAATAGTATCATTAGAAGGATCTACAGCAACAACTGGACAAATAACTGAAATTAACAATGCTATTGATGCTCTAGATAATTGGAAAAATGGTATTCCAACAGATCTCGCTACTCAAACAGATTTAGACAATTTAAATACTAATATAGAATCTATTTATGCTACACAAGCAGCATTAAGTGCTTTAGCAACTAGTATTTCATCTACTTATGCTACACAAGCATCATTAAATGGATTAGAATCTAATATGCTTAATTTCCATGAAAATACTTTAAGAAATAGTTATAATTTTAATAAGTTTAATGTTGGTAATGGTTGGTATTTACAACCACAATCTGATGGTGTTAAGGATTTATTATGTGTAGGTAAAGGTTCAAATCCAGCATCAATTTGTATTAATGCTAATGGCGATTTAGATTATACAAAAGAATATGGTGCTTATTCTGAATTTACTCCACAAACTCCAATACCACCTCCTGTAGCTCCAGCAGGATATATAAGAATGTAATAAATATCTATTGTCTTTGACTAAATAAAGTTTCTTTAAGTTTGTATGATAAAATTTTTTTTTAAAAAATTTTTTTATATATTAATATAAAAATTAGTTTATTTATATTAATAAGATGTCAGCGCAACAAATTCAAGCAAATATGAAAGAGTTACGAGAAATAGAAATTGAAATAAAGAGAAAGAAAGAAGAATTAAAGCTTCTTACTGAAAAAGAGAAACAGTTAAAAATAAGTATTAAACAGTATTTATATCAAAATGATCAACCAGGAATTAAATATCAAGATTTGGTAGTGTTAGCAAAAGAAAGAAAAACACGTCAAAGAAAAACAAAAGATGAAAGAAATCAAGATATAGAAGAAATTCTTATACAAAATGGAATAAGAAATACACACGAAGTATTGACAGAAATTTCAGAAGCACTTCGTGGAAAAGAACAATTAACTTTTGATGTAAAAATTAAAAGACAAAATTAAATATTTTTTATATTTTATTTAAATAATTATATTTATATACTATAAGAAATCTTTATAAAATGCCGAACTTCCGAGTTCATCCTGTTGGTTCTGAAAAACTTCGCGACTTTCATCGCGCTAACTTCGAAGCTATCTCAAGAGATCCTATTCTTCAAGAACGTTACGCTGACAAGCTTGATGCTTTAAAAACACAATTATATCCTCCAACTCCTGTTTTTAAGCAAAAAACTTCTCAACCTGTACAATCATCTGATCCTCTTCAACCAGTTGATGATATTTTAAATAATATTACAAAGGACGATGTTAAGAAGAGTAAGAAGAAGAAGACTGATCTTTCTTCTCTTAGTTCATCTGATGATACAAACAGCAATGGTTATGTAAAGCCAGAGTCACGGTTTGTTCATTCAAGTAATTATTATACAAAGAAGTCTGATTCAATAACTCATGCAATTCGTATTTCATTGTATAATAAAGCTTTTGAGAGAGATATGTTTTAATCAATCTTGTAACAAATTTATTTTTTTATTAATAAAAATAAATTTGAATTTAATTTAACTTTTTTACTCTCTTAACTTTTAAATTTTCTTGCATATTCATGCTATTTAAATTTGAAGATAACTCATTATCATTTTCATTGTCATTTAACTCTGAAATATAATTAAATTTTTCTTCTTGTTGACGAGAAACATATACTCCTTCATCATACTCATCATCTTCGTTCTCATCTAAAGGTCTATTCATATTTTCTTCAGCATCAATCATTTCTTTACTCTTGATATAAATAGTTATATCTCCAATATTACCAGCATTCATTTTAATTTTCATACCACAATCTTCATGAACATAAACTTGAACTATTCCAGATTGACCAGCACATTTTGTTAAACTTGTAACATATGAAGTATAATATTCTTGCTTATATTGTTTCTCATTTTTAGTATCATCTTCTGAACTGTTATTACCAATAGAAACACTGCGACTATATAACTCACCTGCATCACAGAAAAAATTAATATACTGAGGTTTATAACTAACAGTCATAACTTGAGATAGATTATGAAGAGTTTTCATTTTTTGAAATTCTTTACTAGTCATTATAATAGGGTTTTCATATTCTTCAGGTTTATCAATTGTAGTAAGTTGAGTAGGAGTAATACGAATATAAGTAACAACTTTATTATTTTCATCATTTTCAACACAAATACCAAGTTTTAATGGATCAGATGGTTTTTCAGGTTCTGTTATAAAAAGAGTAATTCCATCTTTCTTTCTAATATTTTTTAACATTCTGTAAAGATGGCTACTATTAACATTAAAATTTATAGGTCTAGAACATACATAATCATTAAATTTATCACGGTAAAGAGCAATATCTATCATTTGATGATTTTTTCCATCAGATTGTAATAAGAAAATACCCTTCTCGTTAATACGGAAAGGTGACATACTAAGAGTATTATTTAATAACTCTCCAAGTATTTTTACAACAAAAGCTTCACGAGTTTTTGCTTTAAAAATATAATTATATTTTTTTGACATTTTCTATTTATTTATTTTATGTGATTTATTGGTTTAACTTGTTTTATTATTTATTTTAACAATACTTTTCTATAATTAATTTAAAAAAATAAACTTAAATATTAGATAGAAGTTTGGAGGAAAAAAAAGTTTTCCAGCCTGCGGAGGAAAAAAATGATTAGTATTATAAGTATTGATATAGGTCTTAAAACATTTTCTCTCTACAAAGAATATTTTGATTCAAATAAATCAAAAAGTATTTCTATTCCTAAATCTCAATATACAAGAACAGGAGAAGCAACAGATGATTTTGAAGAATATATTTTAAAGGTATCAATGTGCGGTCAGTGTCAATATATAGAAAAGAAAGATTTTGGGGAAAGAAAAGATATTTTTACAGGAAAAGTTTTTCTTAATATATATAATTATCTTGATGATTTACATTTTAATAAACATATATTTGATGATGTAGATGTCATTATAATGGAGAAACAATTAGGAAGAAATCCAATGGCCACTACAATTATGAATCATGTACATAGTTGGTTTTTAATACAATTTAGAAATTTTAAAAAGATAATTTTATATCCTTCTAAAAATAAAACAAGAGTTTTAGGAGCTCCTTTATCATCAACTGATGAAAATGGTAAAAAAGTAAAAATGGATAAATCATTTAGAAAAAAATGGTCAACTGAAAAAGCTAGTCAAATTCTTATAAGAAGAGATGATGAAGAAACATATAATTATATATTTATAGAAAATAAAAGTAAAAAAGATGATTTATCAGATGTTATAACACAATGTTTATCATATCATATTAATAAATTGCTAAAGACAAAGGGTCTTTGACTAAAGGAAAATAATTGAATTAATTATAAGTTTTGTACTTATAATTAATTTACTTTTTCTAAAGACCTTGGGTCTTAGACTAAAGATCTAGCGTCTTTTATTTAAAACTAATAAATTTTTCATTGGTTTTTTAATTTCTTCTTCATCATCAGAAGATTCACTTACATCACTTACTTCTTCATCGCTATCATTTTTACCTATTTTTTTAACTTGATTAGGTTTAATTATAGTTGTAAGAAGAGTATTTGTAGGTTTTTTAACTTCAGTAGCAAACCCAAAATCTCCATTGTTTGTAAATTTATCAATAATTTTTTTACATAATAATAATTCAGTTTCTTGTTTTTCAATTCTTGTTAATAAAGCAAGATACATTTCTTTAGTAAAAGAAAATTCATCATCCTTTTTAATTTTTTTATTTTCAAAAACATGCGGTGCTTTAACAGATGATTCAATGCTAGAGGGATTATTTTTATATTCTTCTAAAAGTTTTTTAATATCATCTTTTTTAGTTTTTGGAAAAATCCATCCAGCTCTTTTTTCATCTCCATTACCACGAAGAGAAGGATTAAATTTTCCTTTTAATTCAAGAAGTTTATCTTTAATAGATTTAGTATCACCAAAAATAGCAATAGCTTTTTCGCTATAATCTTCAATAACAATTTCGCTCATAAGTTTTTATTAATATACTTTTTATAAGTTAAAATGATAAAAAAATCAGTTAATTAGTATCTGTATAATTTTTAACAATTTCTTTTATAATAATAGAAAGATAATTTTTCCATTTTAAATCTAAAATATTATCTTTTATTTTTTTATTTTTTTGTATAATATCATCTTGTATATCTCTTGTGTTTATAAAACATTCTATATTTTTTTCAAATTCAATATCTTTTATAAAATCAATTTTTCCATTTTTCATAACTATATCATCTGATTTATGAGTCTTATATAAATATAAGCTATCTTTTATAAGAGTGTATAAAATTCTAATTTTACTATATGATAATTTATATTTCTTTTTCATTTCTAAACAATAATTTGTAATAAGATTTTCTTTCATCTTTTTAGATTTAATCTTTTTCCAATTATCTGCATGTTTAGCATTCACATATTCATTATTAGCATTTGATAAATCACTCTCTTTATTTACTATATCTTTATTTGAATATATACAAGCATACTTTTTTAATTGTTCTTGTATATCATTTGATAGTTTCAGTGGATCTTTACTATCAATAAAGCTATAACTAAATCCATTTCTTTTATAAGAAGATGATATAACACCGTTATAAATCATAATTCCTTTAGGACATTTAGAGCGAGATAAATCATCAAATAATTTAATCCAAAAATCATCTTTCATGTGTTTTGAACATTCTTGAAAGATAGGATAAACAACATCTTTTAATTTTCTAACTTTTTCATTTTTTTTCTCTTTAGACATTTTTATTATTTTTTAATAATATTTCTAATCCTTTAAAAGAATAATTTATCTTATAAAATGGGAAAAAATAAAAATAATAAGAATATTGCGTCTTTGACCAACTCAGTTTCTTCTGAGTCAAAAGTTTTGTCTGATAATAAACAATCTAATAAAAATGACATCAAATCAGTTAATCCTGGTTACGGACCAGGTAATTCTAATAATCTTCCTCCTGATTTTTTAAACAAATCTATTCCTAAAAAATATGATGGAACTATTAATAAAAAACTGATGGCTCTTGTTATGATGATTAAGAATGAAGAAAAACGTATTACTGTTTCATTTGACAGCGTTAAAGATTATACTGATACTTTTATTATTTTAGATACTGGTTCAACTGATTCTACTATTCAAATTTGTAAAGATTATTGTAAAAAAAATAATATCACTCTTCACTTAAAAGAAGAGCCATTCGTTAATTTTATGGTTAGTAGAAATGTTAATCTTAATTTTGCTGATGAAGTTCTTATTGATCCTATTACTAAAAAACCAGAAGAACGTTATTTACTTTTCCTTGATTGTAACGATGAGCTTCAAAATGCAGATGAATTAATGCGCTTTGTTCATACATATCAAGGTCCTGCGCATGGTTTTTATCTTAAACAAAAATGGTGGTCTGGTAATAACTTTGATAGTTATTTTAATATTAGAATGGTTAAATCGCATAAAAGATGGAGATACAGAGCTGTTGTTCATGAGTATTTAATGTGTGAAGATTTAGAAAATAAAGGAGGTCCTCAGCCAGGAAGAGATACAGAAAGATTAGAAAATGTTATTCTTTTCCAAGATAGAACAAAAGATGATGATAAATCTTTTAAACGTTTCTTTAGAGATAAGGAAATGCTTTATAATGAGTATCTTAAAAATCCAAAAGATCCAAGAACACTTTTTTATTTAGCACAAACATGTGGATGTCTTGGAAATTTACACGATGCTTATAAATATTATAATCTAAGAATTAAACAAGTAGGTTTTATTGAAGAAATTTATCATGCATATTATCGTCTTGGAGAAATATCTAAGGAATTAAAACATCCTTGGGAAGAAAGTCTTGGTTGGTTTTTAAGAGCATTTGAACATTCTCAAAGAGCAGAACCTCTTGTAAAAATTGCTGAATATTATAAAGATAATATGCATAATGGTGAAAAGAAAAATAGTTATTTACTAGCTTATACATATGCCTCAATGGCTTGTAAATTAGTTTATCCACAAAATCAAATTCTTTTCGTTGATCGTAGATGTTATACTTATAAACGCTGGCATACTCTTGGTCAAATTGCTTTTTATGCTCAAAAATATAAGGAAGGAAAAGAAGCATGTCTTAAAGCTATTCAAGCAGAAGAAAATGATATAGATTATAATAATTTACTATATTATTTAAAGAAGGAATCAGAGATAAATCAACAAAGAGTAGCAGGTATGAATCAGAGATTTAATTGTTTAACAATTATTCAAACTGATAAAGAAGATATAGTTCCTCCAGAAGAAATAAAACAAACAGAAAATAAAATAACAAGAGAAGAAGCTCTTAGGAAAGCTATTAAATTATTATTAAGTAAGAATTAGAGTCTTTGAGTATTTTCTTTTTGATATTTTATAGTATCCTCTACTAAATAATTATATGGAAATTTTTCACCAGCATAATTAAAATCTATAAAATACGCAAGTGTTTCTATAGGACTCTCACTCATATATCCATATTTTCCAGGTTGAGGATATGATGCTTCATCTATACTTTTAGGAGTTAAAGTATTAAACATTGCTAAAGTTTCTTTACCGGTCTTATCTAAATATACAATACCATCTAAATCTGGATTACTTCTTCTCATAGAATAATCTTCAAAATCTTTGTATTGTTTATAACCATTATATTCAGTCCATTTTATAAAATCATTGTGATATAATCTTTCATAAACATGTACTTTTTCATGTATAAGAGTTCTTATAAGATCTTTCATAGGAATCTTCAAAATTTCTTCTGGTAAAAATATAATATTTTCTCTTGTATGAGGATAACCTGCCTCGTAATCTCTTTTTAAAGTTTTTGAAAAATTCCATTCCATATTTGCTAACTTATATTTATCTATATAAGGTATATCTTTCATTTCTAAAAAATAATCATCTGCTTTTTTAGAAGCTTCTGTAAGCATTCTTTTTTCTTTATCAGAAAAATCATCAGCTACATTAATACTTTTTTGTAAATAATTATCTTTTGAAGTAGCATTTAAACTCATTAAGTCATAGTTTGTAAGTTTTTTAATATAATCATCAGAATCTTTTATAAAAAAATCAATAGTTTCTTTTTTAGATAAAAAATAAGGTTTATTTTGAGATAAAAAAGAGAATTTTTGAATAGTACTACTATTCAATAATATATATATTAGAATAACAATAAAAATAATAGGGATTAGTTTCATTTATATATTAATAAAGAAAAATAAATTTAATATTAAATTTATTTTTCACTTTAATTTGTTTTATTTTTAAAGAGAAGATTTCTCAATAAAACTTTTAATTTGATTTATTTCTTGTTTATATCTTGACAAATAATTTACAAAATTATCTTCATTATTCGTATTTAATATACTTAGACAATCAACAAATGCTAAAAAAGTCTCATATGTAGAACTTTCATTATACATTTCTTTAATATACTCATTAAATTCTTGAATTGCTTCCTCTTTAACTTTAATTCCATAACACTCACTAAGAAGTATTAACATTTTATCATTCTTTATAAAACTTATATATCCACTTATATTCTTTGAAATATAATCAATATAATAGTTCTTTTTATCTTGAACATATTCTGGTCCTTCAACTGCTAAAAGTTTATCACATAATACATAAAGTTCTGTAATATCTTCTTCTGATAAGAATTCTCTGTCAGTCATTGATAATATTTCAATACTAGTATCTGTAAGAATTTCTATTTCTGAAACTTTTGCTATATCCATTTTATAAACTATAGTTATATAATTTAAAAAAAATCAGTTTATGAGTGCTATAAATTATCATATGAATCTTTGCTTATAAAATCTGTTTTTATTATTTGTCTAAAGTTAGGATTCGGTGTTAAACTAAAATTTATATTTTTATTTTTTAATTCTGCTAAAGAAGTTGGTGGTTCATATATAAACTTTAACTTTAAATCTTTTCTACAATATGGGCATCTAATTGACTCTGTAAATTCATCTATTTGATTATTAATAAATCCTTTATAAGCCATTATACTAATTTTATGATTGCATTCTAGTTCAATAGTAGGATATGGAACAACACATCCTGTAAAAATACAATCATCTTTATTTTCAATCTGAATATTTGGTTTAAGACCTTTAATATCAAAATCATTTTCAATCATTTTAACAAGAGAATAAGATAAGTTTTTATATATTTTGTTTAAAAATGTTAATTTTATATGATGAGGAACTATGTAATCAATAGGAAAAGCAAGATCTTGTAAGTCTTTAAGATTTGAATTAAAAGTTGTTTCACTATTTGATATATTTGAAAGATAATCAATAAAACTAGTATCTTTTAAAGAATTTTTTGTAAATATTCCACTACTATTCATACAAAAATTATTTACAGAAAATTCTGGATGAGAATATGGTCTCCAACAAATTATGTTAATACGAATTACGTCGTATTTATTATTTTCAATATGTTTATGAAACTCTAGTAAAAATCTAGGAATTAATTTATTATTATTATCATAAGTTGGAATTTCTTTTTTTGAACGTAAATTATATCCATTAAAAAATAAAGGCAATTGTTCTCTAATAATATTTGAATTATTATTTTTTTTCAAATTTATCAATTGAAGACACTCAAGATAATGAATAGTATTATAAAAATCTGAAATAACTTTTACTTTATCTGTGTATGTTGAGTTCATAAAAATTATATTTATATCACTATTTTCAAAGTTTCCAGTATTAATATTTCTAAGTTTATTAAAGCGAAGAGAATAATCAAATAATTTTCTTACAAAACTTCCATATACACAACTATCTTTACCAAGAAAAGAAAGAAAAGATAAAACAAAATTAATTTTATTTTTAAAGAAAATATTTCTTTCATTTATAAAGTCATATAATTTTGCTTTTGCTTTATGTTCAGTTTCAATAAGTTTAGATTTAAAAATTTCATTTTCAAGATTATTTTTTTGAATTATAAGATTATCAATTTGTTTTTGAAGTTCATTTATTTTATCTTCGTTACTCATTTTTTATATTAAATTTATAAACAATTTATTTAAATTATTTATAAATTTTTAGTATTTTTTCTTTACTATTTATAAAATGCCAAGTTGTTCAAGAAATAGAGGTCTTTGTAAAAAAAGTTTTGCAAAGCTTTCTCACAGCAGAAAATACAAAATGTCTATCCGTTCTCCTAAACTTAAATATCGTTCAAGAACTAAAAAACTTAAATATTCTCCTAAAATGGGTATATTATCCGGTTTAGCAGATAAAGCTAAACAAATGGCTCAAGAACAAGCCAAGAAAGCTTTTGATGAAGCTAAAAAAGAAGCTGAAAAACAAGCAAAACAGTTAGCTGAAAAAGCTAAAGAACAAGCTTTGAAGGCAAAAGAAGAAGCTGAAAAACAAGCAAAACAGTTAGCTGAGCAAGTTAAAAAAGAAGCATTAAAAGCAAAAGAAGAAGCTGAAAAGAAAGCTAAACAATTAGCTGAAGAGGCTCAAAAACAAGCTGAACAAAAGATAAAAGAAGCAAAAGAAAAAGCTGAACAAAAGATAACTGAGAAAACTCAAGAACTTAAAAAATTAGCCGAGGAAAAAACTCAAGAAATACAAAAACAAGCAGAAGAAAAAATTTCTGAAATGGTTGATAAGAAATTAGAAACTGTTTCTCAAAGAATTAAATCTAGAAAACATAAATATTCAAATAAACGTAAATCAAAATCTTCTCGCAGAAGAGGATCAAGCGGTACTAAACGTAGAACCAGAAATAAAAGATCATATCGTAAGAGAAGATAAATTAATTAATTTTTAATATTAAATTAATTAATTGTTTTAATTTTTCTTAACATTATCACGAGATATTTCAAGAGTTACATTTACTTGTGTGCTAGGATCAGATTCTATAGGATATCCAAACCCTTGGAAGAAAGTAAATTGATTAAATGGTTCAAAATCTAAAACATCACCATTTGGTAAAAATATAGTTATATGTAAAGCATCATTTTCTCTAAATGTTATATTTTGATTCATTGCTGATAATGAAAGTGTTAGCCAAGATGTATTTGGCAAGAATGATACAGGAACTTTGAATAAACATCTGTTTGAAGCAGGATTATTACTAATTATAACTTGGTTAGCATATGTACTTCCTTTTTCACTATATATAGAAACATATAAATATGGCCAATTTTGTAATGTACCATAAGAAGGAGTAATTTTGTTATTAGGAACAACAATATTAACAAGTCTTACAGTTTCAGCAGTAGGATTATTAATGTTTTCTGTTCCCAAATATCTAAGGGGGACAACATTCTCATATGAAAATCTCATAATTTCATAAGTTGCACCTGCTAACAAAGCTGGATATATTCCTCCAGGATTTGTAGGAAGAACTCTATAACTACCAGTCCAAATACCTCCTGCTAAAATTCTATCTAATCTACCCCATTGATAAGAAGTAGGCGGTGTCAATCCAGCAACAAAAACATATAAATCTTGTAATCCTAACCCAGTAGGTCCAGCTTTAGCAAGAGCTAAAGGACCAGGTGTAAATATATTAGTTGCTGTATTTACAGGAAGTGCTTCTTGAAATACAGCAGGAGCAAGTTCAAGAGGAAGTTGTTTTCTAATGGAATATCTTGTAAGAGCTGGATATGCTACAGGAAAAGCAGGCGATACAACAGCTAGCTGAATAGTATTATCATAAGAAATAATTCTACGATAATTACCATTAATTTCAATATAACTATTTCTATAAAAATTAACAATATTACTTGATGTAACTGAAAGAGCAATTTGTGTTATAGTAGAACCACCTGAAAGCTGATTTGTTTCGTATGGAAAGGCAAGAATAATAGGATCTACGGAAGATGTTGGAGTATTATTATTTCTACCATTAACATCAACTACAAAATCGCCTACTTTAGGATAAGCGAAGCGATTTCTACGACCAGAATCAATATCTATATATCGTTTCATTTTTTATTATAATAAAAAAATATAATATTTTTAAATTATTGAAATATTTTTAAACAGTTTAGATTTATAATTCCTACTTAAAAAACTAATTAGTTTTTATTAAAAATGAATAAAAATAAAACTTTAATATCTTCATTACTTAATTCTAATGATGATTCAAATGATAAAATATTTGATTATACAGAATTTAGAAATTCTTTAAAAAATGTTTATGATTATGAACTAGTAGAATCTTTTAATGATACAAATAATACATCAGTTCATCGAGAAATTTTAATTGAAGAATTTAATAAAAGAGATTATCTTCTTCTTACTGAATGCGTTTCTAATCTTGTATCTCAATACATTGATTCAAACATATCTATTACAAGTATTAAAAATCTTTTAATAGAAATTTGTAATAATAAAAATATTCCTTTTCCTTTAAGAATTATGGCTATTCAATCTTTTGAAACTCCAAAAGAAAATATTTCTGTTAAAGATAATACTTGTTTTCTTATAAATTTATATACTAATATTCTTGAACAAATTAGTAATGAAAATTCTGAATATCATACTACTAATCAAGTTTCAACAACTTTTTTCTGGGATATTTTTAAAAAAATTCTTGAATCTCCAGAAGAAAATAAAGAAGATATAGATATTATTTTATCTCGTTTAATAAATATTGCTAAAATTGTTTTTAATAATAAAACTTTAAATGAAGAATTTAGATATAAACTTCTTCAAAGTATTAACAAATCTCTATCTATTAATATCGATTTTAAATCTTCTATTTTTGAAGAATTTTTATCTCTTGAACTTTCTGACTATAAATACTATATTTATACTTGTCAAATGCTTCATAATATTAATAAATTAGAGAATAACCATTTATCTATTGTTTATAATCTGACTAAAAATAGAGAACTTACTCAAAACGCTATTGCTGATATTGCTGATTTTTTCTTAGGAGTTAATAATGATGAATATAAATTGATTGGAAAACAATTATTAGAAAGTGTTTCGTTTGATGGTAAATCTATTAAAACATTTTATAATAATGCTCAAAATATTCATCATATAGATGTTGATAAAAGTATTAATCCTTTTATTGAAAAACTTATTGATATGAACTTTGAAACTAAAGTTCCTAATATGGAAGATGAAGATGCTTATTCTAAATTTTTACAAACATTTATAACTAACATTGAAAATCATGCAACTGATTTTTGTTTTAGCGATGAAAATAAAACTCGTATTAAACACGCTATTACAAGATTTATTCTTGATAATACTCTCTACTCTTCATTTAATATTTCTCTTCTTCAACTTCTCATTAAAGCATATCTTTATATTCAAGTGCATCCATTTAAAGATGAGTTATTAAAACGCATGTGTGAAGAATTATCTGAAATGAGTGATACTTGTACAACAGGACATATATATCGTTTAGTTAATATTTTTAGTTCATATGATGTAGAAATGACTATGCCAGTAGAAGAAGAAATAAAGAGTTGTGTTTTTGCAAGATTGCAAAAAGCTATTTCATTAAAATCAGATGAAGAACAAGATGCTATTTATGAAGTTATAGGTTCTTCTGATGATATAAAAAAGAAGGAAAAGAAGAAGATCGAAACATTAAAAGAAATTAAAGGAGAAGAAGAGTATATAGATGAAGATTTATTAATGAATAAGCAAGAAGATCCAGAAATAGAATTTAATAGATTAATGGGTAAAGATATTGAAAAATTATATGAAGAATTAAGAAAAGAATATGTAGATCAAGGAATTATAGATGTACAAACATATATTACATATGTAAGAAAAGCAATTTCATTATTCCAAATAGGAGAGAAGATTTAAAATGTTTTTTTAATATTTTTTAATATTAAAAAAGAATTAATTAACTTTAATTTTTTGTTTGCATAAAGGACAATGATTATATTTTTCAAGCCAGTTTCTTATACTAGCATTTTCTAAACAGTCTGAATTAGTAGAATGAAATAAATGATTACAAGGAGTTAATTTTATAACATTTTGATTTTCAGAAAAATCTTCTTGACAAATAGCACAAGTTTTTATTTCATATTGTTGTATTTCTTTATATAAAGGATCATTCTCATTATATTTAAAAATAGGAAGTTTATCTATACCAACTGTTGGAATAAATTCTTTATCATTTTGATGATATTCTTCTGGATTTAAATTAAATTGAATAGAACGATAAATATGATCTTCTAATTCATCTTCTTTAGGAAATCTTTTTTGAATTAAATAAAATTCAAGAATATATGGAACTTCATTACAATGAGGATATCTTCCATAAAACATACAATAATATTCTAAAAGTTTTTTTACATGTTCTTCATTGTAGTCTCCTAAACAAATACATTTAGAACTAATAATTTTTTCTATAAATTCTTGAAGATTTGGAAATCTTTCATCATCTGAATTTCCATTATTATAAAAATCTAATAACATATTTTTTAAAGCTATATTAACATTTCTATGTGTATCTATAAAAAATGTTTCTGTTATATTGTTTATTTGTTTCCATTCATCTCTTAACTCAAAAAATATAATTTCTGCTGTTTCATAATCATTTTCTTCATATCTTCTACTATTTAAAATTCTCTCAGTGCTTAAATATCTACTTAATCCAAATCTAGCAGGTTGGCGATTATGATTAAATTGAATAGAACTTCCATTATGATATAAACCAGAAAATAACATATTATTTAAAGAATTTATTATATTATCAGACCCAATGTCTTCTTCATTTCCCATTTCTACTTCAGGAAAATTATTTTTTTCATCATCATCTTCAGAATTATTTTCATTACCGGACCAGGGACCCGGATTACGATTCGTATAAGATGAAAATAATATACTTCCTAAAGAATTTATTGTGTTAATAGCTTGTTCATTATTTATAAGAAGTTGAGGTAAGATATTATTTAGTCTATCTTCATCTGAAGACATAGGGTCTTCAGAATTATTTTCATTAATCCGGGGCCCGGTATTATTTGTATGAAAAGAAATAAAAAGATTTGTTAAAGAATTTGTCATATTTGTAATTGGTTCAGGAAGAGGTCCTGTTGAATTCATAAGAGAAAATGTATCTACATTTGCAATTTGTTCCATTATACCAGAAGACATTAAAATATCAAAAAAATTACTCATTTATCTATATCTAGATATCTATTTAAAGGTTAAAAAAAATATATTTATATTTAATAAAAAATGTTAGTCGAAAACCTAAAGTTTTCAGTAGGTATTACTTTTCTTTCTCATAATGATAACTTTACTCTTTTCTATACTCTAACAGAATTCTTTAAATATACACAATTCGGTTTTAAAACTAATATTTATATTTTAATTCAAAATTGTAGTCCTTCTTACCGTAGAAGTTTAGAAAATTTAATAAATATTTTAAAAAAAAAGGATAATTTATTCTTTGAAAAAGATAATGTTATTTTTGAAATTATATCTATTCAAGAAAATTTAGGAGTTTCAAAAGCTAATAATTTACTGTATGAAAAATCAAAAGATTGCGATTATGTTCTTCATATTGAAGATGATTGGATTTTTTCTCCTTGTAAATATCCTTTTCCTTGTGATTGGTTATTAAGTTGTATAGAAATCTTATCTCGTGAAAAATCAAATATTTCTACCATATCACTAAGAGCGTATGGAAACGAAAATGAAGAATATAAATATGGATGGAGTAGAACTATTCCATATTTATGTCATACTTATACTGATAATTTTAATTATAAAAATAAAATAGATTTTACTAAACCTAATATAATTTGTTATAACAATTATTTTAACTTTTATTCAATTCCTAACTTTTTATTTACTTTTAACCCTTGTATAAGAGTTAATAAAGATTATGTTGAAAAAGGAGTTTATCCTCTTATAGAATTTGAAGACAAAGATACAATTGAAAAATTTAATGAAAATACAAAAATTCATGATTCTCCTTCATGGGGATTTTGTGAAGCACTAACAATGGAAAAAACAAGAGATTTAAATACTTTATTATTCGAGAAAGGTATATTTTATCATCAAGATGATAATTTAGATATTTTAGAAGAAAAAGGTTTATCTATATTTTCAAATAATTTTGAAGGAATATATAATGTAAATTGTCATATACCTATTTTATTAATTCATTTAGATGATTTTAATACACGCTCTATTAAACATGATTTCTTTTGTACTTTACATTTTTATTTAAAAAATATAAGAAGCGAGGTCTCGAATAAAATTCATGAAAATAAAATAAGAAACTTTAGAAAAATTTTATCAAAATATTCTCCTAAATGCTTAATAACTATAGGTGAACAAGATTTCTTAAATAATTTTGTTAATTTTATGAAATTTATTCCTTTTGAATATAGAAAGAAATGGCTTCATTTTAATAATTTTAGCGATATTAGTATTGATAAAATTGAAAATTGTATTTATAGTTCTTATTATAAACATCCTTATAGAGTTTCAAATCCATTAGTTAGTATTATAACTCCTGCGTATGAAAGTGGTAAAAAGATTTTTAGACCTTTACAAAGTTTGCTTTCACAAACTTATACGAATTGGGAATGGATTATTATTGATGATAGTAAATCTAAAAATACTTGGGAAACTCTTACTGAAATGGCCGAAGAAGATTATAGAATTCAAATTTATAGAAGACAAAAAAATGATGGTAGTATTGGAAAAAATAAACTTTTCTGTGGAAATTTAGCTACTGGAAGATATATATTTGAACTAGACCACGATGACGATATTCTTCCTACAACTTTTGAAAGACTAGTTGATGCTGGAAATAAAAATCCTGATGCGGGATTTTTTTATAGCGATTTTATAGAATGTTATGAAGATACAATGTATCCATTTAATTATGGAGATCACTTTGGATATGGGTTTGGAAGTTATTATAGAAAATGGTTTGGAAACTATTTTCAATATGTTTGTAAAACTCCTAGAATAAATCCTCACACTTTAAGACATATTATTGGCGTTCCTAATCATTTTAGATGCTGGACTAAAGAAAGTTATCACTTAACGGAAGGACATAATCATCATTTACAAGTAGCCGATGATTATGATTTAATATTAAGAACTTTTATGAAATTTAGATGGGTTCATATACCAGAACTTCTTTATGTTCAGTATAGAAATCAGGGAGGAGATAATTTTACATTTCATAGAAATGCTTTAATACAACATCTTGTAAATAAATTAAGAAATCATTATGAAGAAGATATTCATAAAAGATTAGAAGAGTTAAATGTATTTGATGATGTATACCATAGAAATGCTGGACAAACTAAAGATTGGGAAATTAACTTTTTCCGTTATCCAATTTTAGAAAATATATTTAATGCTAAAGATCAAGATTCGAATAATCCTTGTATATCAATTATAGTTCCAACATATAATAGACCACAATATTTAAAGAGATGTTTAGATAGTATTTTTAGTCAAACATATCAAAATTATGAAATAATAGTAGTTGGAGATAATTGTCCTCAATTAGATAAGTTTATATTAGAGTATCCAAATGCTAAAGATAAAAGATTTTGTTATTATAATTTAGTAAAACAAGGAGGTCCAGGAGGACATTTGCCTCGTAATTATGCATTAAAAATGATTGCTTCAACTAAATGGGTAGCATATTTAGATGATGATAATGAATGGAAAGATAATCATTTGGAACATTTAGTAGAAGAAATAAGAAGAGATAAAGAATTGGAATTAATATATTCATCAATGATAATAGATGGAAAAGAATTATTATTTGAAGAACCAGCAAGAAAAGGAAGAATTGATACATCAACAGTAATCCATAAATGGGATTTGTGTGTAAAATATGGTTTATGGAAAGATAGAAATGAGGGAGGATATGCTCATGATTGGGAGTTTTTTAATAGAATTACAAATGGATTTAAGATAAAATATAAGGCAACAAAACAATATACATTAAAATATGATACAACATTTAATGGACAATCTTTTAATCAATTAATACAAATGTAAAAAAAATAAAATATTTTATTTTATATAATTAAAATAAAATGTCAACACTTAATGAAGTTGTTAATCTTCCTAACTTTGGAGTAGCTAACGGTATTGTTAACCGTACTTCTTGGCAAGATAATCTTAAAGCTCCTTTAGCAGTTCCTGCTGGCTCAATTATTATGTATGCTGGATATACAGGTCCTTCTGGATATTTCTTATGTGATGGTAGAGCTGTATCTCGTTATTTATATACAGATTTATTTAACGCTATTGGAACTACTTATGGTGCTGGAAATGGAACTTCAACTTTTAATATTCCAAACTTTAAAAGTTATACTCCTGTATGCATGGATACTTCTGTCCCAGAATTTAGTTCTTTAGGTCAAACTGGAGGTGAAATTGAACATACTCTTACTCTTTCTGAAATGCCAATTCACTTACACTCTGGTCCAACAGATCCAGCTGGAGAACACTATCATACTGGAACAACAGATAGTGCAGGCAGTCATACCCATGGAGTAACTGATCCAGGACACACTCATACATATTTAGGTGTTAATTCACAAGGAGCTGCTTCTGGTTTAGATAATGTTGCTGAAAATAGTCCAAGACCAACAGAAACAACATCATCAAGTGTAACAGGAATTTCTATTAATGCTAGTGGAGTTCATACACATGATTTTACAACAACAACAGAATTAGATCATATTCATGAACTTACAACAACTACATCAGGAGGTGATCAACCTCACAATAATTTACAACCATATATTGTTATGAATTTTATAATTAAATTTTAAAATAAATATTTTTTTATCTTATTATTATAAAAATATAATAATAAAAATGTCATTCTATGATGTTATAAATTCTTCAAATTATAGTTTATACAGAAGTAATACTAATCAAAATTCTTTACAAGATAATATTCCACCATATTCAATGGTTCCAGTTGGTAATGTAAGTGCTTTTGCAGGTATTACAGCTCCTGTAGGATATTTCCTATGCGATGGTTCAGCATATTCTCGTACTTTATATTCAAATTTATTTAATGTTATCGGAACTATATATGGAGTTGGCGATGGATCATCAACATTTAATGTTCCAAATCTTAAAGGACGTTTTCCTGTAGGTCTTGATTCTTCACAAACAGAGTTTGATAATTTAGCAGAAACAGGAGGAGCAAAAACTCATACTTTAACTGTTTCAGAAATGCCATCTCACTTACATACAGGAACAACAAACTCTTCAGGAGCTCATACTCATAATTATCAAGATGCTTATTTTGCTGAAAATATCGGAGGAGGTGCTAATAATGTATTTGGAACAAATGGAGGAACTGATACAGATAACTCATTTTATTGGAGAACTTCAGGAGGAGGTTATTCTACTTCTCCATCAGATATAGCAACTTCATCAGCAGGAGCTCATACACATGATTTTACAACAACTACAACAGGCGGAAGTCAGCCTCATAATAATTTACAGCCTTATATTGTAATGAATTACATAATTAAATTTTAAAATATTTTTAAAAGGTTTTTTATATTTTTTTGAAAATATAAAAAAAATATCTTTACAATAAAATAATAGAATGTCTTTTTATGATGTTAAAAATAATGAAATCTTTGGAGTTTTTAGATCAAATACTGTTGTTACTCCTTGGCAAGATTTAGGAGGAGGATTTGGTAGTGGAGGAGGTGGCGGTAGTGGTACTGGTCCTCAAGGCCCTACTGGTCCATCTGGAGGTCCTGTTGGCCCTCAAGGTCCTCAAGGTATTCTAGGTTCTACTGGTCCACAAGGTGATATTGGTTCACAAGGTTATCAAGGTGTTGCTGGTCCGACTGGATTAAGAGGAAGTACTGGTAGTATTGGTCCGCAAGGTGATATTGGGTCTCAAGGTTATCAAGGAGTTGCTGGCCCTACTGGTTTAAGAGGAAGTACTGGATCACAAGGTGATATTGGTTCACAAGGTTTTCAAGGTATTGCCGGTCCAACTGGTAGCATTGGTCCAACTGGAAGTATTGGAGTTCAAGGTAATATTGGTCCTACTGGTAGTATAGGTCCTCAAGGATTTATTGGTCCTACTGGTAGCATTGGAAGTATTGGTTCACAAGGTTATCAAGGAATTGCTGGACCAACTGGTGTTCAAGGTAGCACTGGCAGTGTAGGTTCTCAAGGTTCTCAAGGTTCAATAGGACAAGGTTTTAGAATTTTTGCAACAACTGATAATTTTAATAGTTTATGTTCTACAAATCCAACTGGAAGTAATGTTGGAGAATTTGTATTAGTTACAGGAGGAGCATTATATCTTTATGCGGGAAGTGGTATTGGTAATACAGGTCCTACAGGATGTCCTACAGAATGGATTTATTCTGGAGATGTCACTGATGAAACTTATTTAATTGGTCCTACTGGTTCAAAAGGTTCAACTGGTTCTCAAGGACCACAAGGAGTTGCTGGTCCTACTGGAAGTATTGGAAGTATTGGTCCTCAAGGTTATCAAGGAATTGCTGGACCAACTGGTGTTCAAGGTAGCACTGGTAGTGTAGGTTCACAAGGTCCTCAAGGAGTTGTTGGTCCTACTGGAAGTATTGGACTTCAAGGTTCACAAGGAGTTGCTGGTCCTACTGGAAGTATTGGAAGTATTGGTCCTCAAGGTTATCAAGGAATTGGTGGTCCTACTGGAGTTCAAGGAAGTACTGGTAGTGTAGGAGCACAAGGTCCTCAAGGATTTGCTGGTCCTACTGGAAGTATTGGAGTTCAAGGACCACAAGGTAATATTGGTCCTACTGGAAGTATTGGTAATATTGGCCCTACTGGAAGTATTGGTAATATTGGTCCTACTGGTGTTCAGGGTAGTACTGGTAGTATTGGTCCTCAAGGATCTCAGGGAATTGCTGGTCCTACTGGAAGTATTGGTCCTACTGGAAGTATTGGTCCTACTGGAAGTATTGGAAGTATTGGTCCTCAAGGTTATCAAGGAGATATAGGTCCTACTGGTGTTCAAGGTAGCACTGGTAGTGTAGGAGAACAAGGTCCGCAGGGATTTGCTGGTCCTACTGGTAGTATTGGACCACAAGGAAGTATCGGTCCTACTGGAAGTATTGGAAGTATTGGTCCTCAAGGTTATCAAGGAGATATTGGTCCTACTGGAGTTCAAGGAAGTACTGGTAGTATCGGTCCTCAAGGTTATCAAGGAGTTGCTGGTCCAACTGGAATAGATGGAGTTCAAGGACCACAAGGAAGTATTGGTCCTACTGGAAGTATTGGAAGTATTGGTCCTCAAGGTTATCAAGGAGATATTGGTCCTACTGGAGTTCAAGGAAGTACTGGTAGTATCGGTCCTCAAGGTTATCAAGGAGATATCGGTCCTACAGGAACAGATGGTCCTCAAGGAGATATCGGTCCAACTGGTGGCATTGGAAGTATTGGTCCTCAAGGTTATCAAGGAGATATCGGTCCTACAGGAACAGATGGTCCTCAAGGAGATATTGGTCCTCAAGGTTCAATAGGACAAGGTTTTAGAATTTTTTCAACAACTGATAGTTTTAATAATTTATGTTCTACAAATCCAACTGGAAGTAATATTGGAGAATTTGTATTAGTTACAGGAGGAGCATTATATCTTTATGCTGGAAGTGGTATTGGTAATACAGGTCCTACAGGATGTCCTACAGAATGGATTTATTCTGGAGATGTTACAGATGAAACTTATTTAATTGGACCTACTGGAGCTATTGGACCTCAAGGAGTTGCTGGTCCTACTGGTAGTGTCGGTAGTATTGGTCCTCAAGGTGATATTGGACCTACTGGAGCTGATGGTCCTCAAGGACCTATTGGAGTTAGTGCAGTTGGTTTAACAGGAACAAATCTAGGAGTAATAGACGTATATTTCCAAGGTTCTACATATTTAAGTAAAGTAGTTGTAAATAGTTTAGTTTCAAATACAGGAACTTTTACATTTGCTACTTCTCCAAACACAACAATAACAATAACAGATTTGTCAACATCATTTATACATCCATATTCAATAGTAAGTTGGGGAAGAGACTTTACATCATCTTCAAATCCTACAAAAGCAAGAATGGTTGGTTTATTTAATCAATCTGCTTGTAGAGTAGATTATGATACAGCAGGTTCAGGAACATTAACATTTACAAATACAACAACTACAAATTTAGGTTGTGCTTCGATAGCAAATTTACCAGCAGGACCTACAGAAACTCGTGTAGCTACTATTTATTTAGCTTATCCTCAATAAAAATAAATATCTATAAAATATTTTTTTATTTTAAAAATACTCAAACTATTTTATAAAAAATAAATTATTTTTATAATATAATATAAATATATTATAAAAGATGTCATATAATGCACCATTACCACCACCATGTATAAAAGTATCTATATCAAACGTTTTAAATGTTATTGGAGTAGATAATCGTTATACTTGTACTCTTACTGTTAATCCTCAAAATATTCAAGGAG